GAAGTTCCAGAACCGCCTCCGCGGCGCTGGCATCTCGTCCGACACGATCCTCAATGCCTCCACGCAGGCCGCCGCCGAAGTCTTCGGCGTCGCTGAGGTGCTGATCGGCCGCGCCAGCTACGACACCGCTCCCGAAGGCGTGGCGTTCGCTGCCGGTAACGTCTGGTCCAACACCCTGATCTGGGTCGGCTCGGTCACCAATGCTTCCGCCGGATTCTTCGGTGGCGGTGCGGGCTTCACGCTCAACTGGTCCGAGTATGGTCCTGCGATCGGCGTCTCGACCTATCGCGAAGAGGCGATCAAGTCCAACATCGTGCGCGCCTCGCAATACACCGCAGAAAAAATCGTGAATGCAAACGCCGGTCAGTTAATCACGACCCAATATTCGGCCTAATTCAAATTAGGTTCCGAACGAGCCTCACGCTTCACCGCGTGGGGCTTTTTGTTTTGACGCTCTCGCGCGATTCGTCACACCGAGAGAAACACACAACATGAGACTCTCCCTCTGCGTGATTGCCGGCAACGAGACCGCTCACATCAAGACGATGCTGGACTCGTTCGTTGACCTGATCGACGAACTATCACTCGTGCGGGCCATCGGCTCGCAGGAACCCGACGACACCGAACAGCTCGCGCGCGACTGGTGCGAGCGCAACGCGGTTCCGCTGGTCTTCTCGGACTACCGCAACGGCGTCACTGCACGAGCATGGAAGCACGTTGATTCGTTCGCCAAGGCGCGCAATCAGGCTTTCGCCCAGGCGACCGGAGATTGGCTAATCTGGGCCGATTGCGACGATGTGCTGAAGGACGCCGCAGGTCTCCGCCAGAAGCTCAAGGAACTCACGGAAGACGTGCTCATGGTGCGTTGCCCCTACGACGTGCGCGGCACCGGCAAGAAGCTCCAGCGTGAGCGAATCATTCGGCGCACGGCTTTCGAAGCTGGACGTGTCTGGCATCACGACGTGCACGAGAATCTGCTCTTGCTGCCGAACGATCTGCACAACGAGTGGACAGCGCCGGTGTGGCATCACCAGCCGGTCGCAATCAAGCAGAGCAACCGCAAGCGCAACCTCGCAATCCTCGGGCGCAGCGTGGCCGAGTCGGCGACACAGTATTTCTACATCCACCAAGAACACTACTGCGCGGGCAACAAGACCGCCGCCGAGCAGTTCGGGCGCATCGCGCTCAGCTTTCCGAATCTCGACGACTCGTTCCGCTACGAGGTGCAGCTCAACCTGGCGCGGCTCGTGGCGTCACGGCGCGACGCGTTGCAGTTCGCTCTGGGCGCTCACGGCGTGTTCCCGTGGTGCCGCGAGGCCATCGCGTCGATTATCATGCTCGCCTTCGAGAAGAATGACGGCAAGCGCGCGAGCTTCTGGGCGGCGCGGATGCTTGCGCTGCCGGAGCCGAAGAGCAAAGACCGACCGTGGACGCACGAGGTCAAATGGTATGGCTGGGCTGGCCACGATCTCGCGGCCAGGGCCTTCCGGCTTGCGGACCAATCAAGTGACGCGGCGGCGATGCAGCTCGTGTTTCACAAGCACAAGCATCCGCTCATTAGGATCACGCAGAAAACCCTCGGCGACTCGACGCGCTCGGTGTCATTCCGCGAGGCATGGCTCGCGACAGCAGCGCAACCGAGCATCGTCGAGCACTTATTCCTCGTTCGCTCCGACGACAAGGAGACGATGGCGATGGCGAAGCAGTTCCTGCACGACGTGGACAAGCCGCGGGAGGCAGAGCCGGGGATGATCTCGGTCCAAATCGAGGACGGCATGGTGCCGCCGCACGACTGGGACAAGCTCGTGCTTGAGAGCGGAGAGACGCTGATCGACGCGGAGCGCATCAAGCAAATCCTCGCAGCCAAGAAACCATGAGCACGCCGGCAATCATCGTCTGCACGGTCAACGGCGCCTGCCTCGACGTGATGACCGCGTCGCTGAACGCCTACGTTCCGCGCGAGGTCGAGCGGTATGTGCATCACAAGATCGGCAAGAACTTCGGCGACGCCTACAACTTCGCCGCGCACGAAGCGTTCAAGCGGCACAACGAGATTCTGGTCTGCAACGACGACATCGTGTTTACGCCGACGACCTGGGCCGTGCTCTTGGAGGACGTGGCACATTTGCGCCAGGCAATCCCTGATCTCGGCTACGTCGCGACGCGCTCGGACTACGCTCGCGGCGAGCAGAACGTGCGCAGCGGCCGCGGCAGAATTGACTTCCTTCGATACGAATCCGAGCGGCAGATCATCGAGACGCCGGTCATCGCGCCAATTTGCGCGTGGGTCCATCGCGACTCGTGGGTCGACTTCCCGCCGATCAACTGGTTCTCGGACGACGTGCAATGCCTCGACATGAAACGACGCCACTTCATCTCGCGGGCCTACGTGCACCACGTCGGCTCGCAGACCTGCGGCCAGGACGCACAACGGTGCTACAAGGACGCCGAGCCGTGGCTGCGCGCGAACCGGCCGGAGCTGCACGCGCGGTTTTATTTTACAGGCGGCGCTTAGGTATGGCAGCCGTCCGCGACTTCGACCCGACACAAATCAACAGCGACTTCTCGGCGATTCTCGAGCAGGCCGGGATCTCGTTCACGTATCAGGGCAACAGCATTACCGGCGTCTGGTCATCCTCGCGCGATGCGTTCTCGGAGTTCGAGGACCAACGCCGAGCCGATAGCAAGTTCACGGTGTTCCTTTTGACATCGAGCGTCAGCGCCACGCCGCAGGTCACGCAAACGCTTTCGCGCGCTGGCATTACTTACTTCATCGAGCGCGTGACGCTGGACGCCGAGGGAGCCGGCTGCGAAATCGAGGTTTGTAAAACGATATGATCGAGATCGAGGCCAGTTTCTCGCGGCTTGAGTATCAGCTCGCGCGTCTGGCAAACGCGGCGAAGGTGGACCTAGGGCTGGTCATCAAAGAGGAAGCGAAATACGCGATTCAGACCATCGTGAAATTCACTCCGCCCAAGAGCAAGCAACAAGGCGCGAACGCGGTGCGCGCGGATTTCAGCAGGCTCGCGGAACCGTTGGTTTTTGAGAATCTGCAATCGAAGGCGACCGAGGGCGGATTCTACAAGTCGATGGCGCGCTACGTCCGAAACCGTGACGTGGAGAAGCTGCGCGCGCTTTTCCGCAATCCGAATCTGACGCACTATTACGGCAGACCGCTGCTCGAAAGCGAAGATGCGATCAAGAAATACCATCGCAGCCAGCAGAACGCACGAGGGAGAATCGCCGGCAAGCCGCGCGTTCTCGCGTTCGGATTGGATTTTAGACGCGTTCGAAAAACAATCGAGGACCGCGTGGGCTGGACCGTCAGCGGATGGAACGCGTCAGCAAAAGTGACCGGCGCGCGCTACAAAAAGTTCAGCGACAAGCTCAAGCCGCAGGCCAACGGGAACAAGCTGTTCGGCTCGGTGCGCTCGAGCTTCGGGGCGCAGCCGTTCATCAAAGCCACGGCGCACAACGTGAAGATTCCGAACTACCAGCGCATGATCGACGCGGCGATAAACAGCCGGATCAGAACAACCCTGCGGAAAATCGCAGCAGTCAAAGCCAACAAGGCCGTCAACCTGGGCTTCACCCGCGTCGGCGGAGCAATGCAAATCAAAACAGCCGCATGAGCACACGCACCAACATCCGAACCGCGACGGCAAACGCTCTCACCGGCGCGCTCGTCGTTCCGACAGCGAACATCCTCCGCGGGCGCAACAACACGATTGCCAGCGTCTCGTTCCCCTCCGCTGCCGTTTACGCGGTCAGCGAGCAGATCGAGGTGCGCACGCTCGGGCCGAGCAACCGCACGCAATACAGGCAACTCCAGCTCATCGTGGATTACTTCACCGCCGAGAGCGGCACGTATTTGATAGACGACCTTTTCGACACTGGAAGCGCGGCGGTCGAGGCCGCAGTTCTCGCCGACGTGACGCTCGGGGGTCAATGCCGGGATCTCCATTTGACGAGTGTGGACTATGTGATCGAGCCAGACGAAGAACGCCGTTGGGGCACGGCTCGGCATACTTTCAACTGCATCTATCTAACCACCGACTAACATGGCAAACCACCTCGGCCGCGAAGGCCTCGTCAAAATCTCCACCACCGCAATCGGCGAGCTCCGGAATTACAGCCTGTCGCATTCCTCGGACACCGTCGAAGATAGCGTGATCGGCGACACCTACCGAACGCGTCTCGCAACCATGAAAACGTGGAGCGCATCGGGCGATCTCTACTGGGACGAAACGAACGCGGGCCAGCTCCTGATTACCATCGGCAGCGTGGTGACGCTCAACCTCTACCCAGAAGGCGACACGGCTGGGGACATCTATTACGGGGGCTTGGCGATCGTAACCAAATTCGACATCAGCGCATCGTTCGACGGCATCGTCGAGGGCTCCATCGCCTTCGAGGGTAACGGCGCTCTGAGCACGCTGACCGCCGTCTAATTTCGCAGCAGCAAAACACACACAACACATGGAAGCAATCGACCTCGTCAGAGAACACTTCGCCTCACTCGGCACGCGCAAGATCGACGTGCCCGAGTGGAAGCTCGTCATCTACGCCACGCCAGTCACGCTCGGCGAAAAGAATCGGCTCTATCGTCGCAGCAAAGACAACGACATGGAGCTGCTCGTGGACATTCTCATCATGAAGGCCACGGACGAGCACGGCGCGAAGCTCTTCACGCTCGAGCACAAGCCGACGCTGCTCAATAAGGCGGACAGCAACGTCGTCGGACGCGTCGCCAACGCCATCCTGGCCGACGGCGCGCCGAGGGTTGACGACCTAAAAAACTGATTCACGGCGGGGATGCCGCCGACTTCCTCGCCGTGTATGCGCTCGCAGATCGTCTCGGCAAATTCGCAAGCGAAGTTCTCGCCATGCCGGCGCAGGAATTGAACGGCTGGCTCGTTTACATCGAACATCAAAACCGCAAACTGAAAAACCATGGCTGAAGCTACATTCACACTGCGGGCGGTCGATGCGACGAAGGCGGCGTTCGCGAGCGTGCAGAACTCGCTTGGCAAGCTGGAGAAATCGACGCAAGGACTTTCCAAGATCACCAAGCTGGCGTTCGGCGGCGAGGCCGTGATGGGCGCGCTGAACATGATGAAGCAGCGGCTGGACAAGGTCGCGACCGCTGGTGAAGAAGTGGGATTCAGCGACGAGCAAATCGTTGCCGCGATGAAGATGCAGAATCTCGTCGAGGGGACGCTCAACTTTTTCATGAAGCTGCCGCTGGCTCTGGCGCAGATCGGCATCAGCATAGGCAACGCTTTCAGCCCATTAACCGATGGTGAAATCAAGCAAAAGCTCGACGATCTAAGGGCCGAGAAATTCAAGAAAGAGCTGGAGGCATCCGGCGCAACGCTGTCCGAGTTGAGAAAAGATTTCGACCAGATAGGAATGTCGCAGGAGAAACTCACCGAAGCGAAAAGGAATCTCGCTGCAACGCTCGGCGCAGAACTCGCGGCCATGCGCGGGAAAGGCGACCCGGTTGCTACCGCGAAAAAAGAAATCGAGGTGCAAAAGGTTCTCAATGACTTGCGAAAAGACGAAGTAGCAGAGGCGGATAAACTCAAGAAAGTAACCGAGCAACTTGGGGTAGTTCAGAGCCAAACATCTTCCGCGACGATTGAACAGTTGCGATCAAACCTTCAGGCAGATCAAGAGCGCGTCAGCGCATTGCTAGGAGGTCGTGAGGCGTTCGGATTGAATCGAGCCGTTCCCGAGGAAAATATGCAGATTCAAATCAGGACAAAGGAGCAGCTACTGGAACTCCTGCCGAGAATCCAAGCGCGTGAGGAAAAAATCAACGCGCTCGTGAAGGAACAAAACAGGCTCTTTGACGAAGCTGGCCAAATTCTTGCAACCGGATTTGAGGACGCAATCCTGAGCGGGCAAAAGCTGAGCGAGGTCGTGCGCTCGCTCGGTCAGGACCTTGTTCGCCTGATCTTCAGTCAGCTGATCACGCAACCACTTGCGGCGGGTATCGGTGGCGCGATTGCCGGCGCGCTCGGATTTCGCGCGATGGGCGGACCGGTCAACTCGGGGTCGCCCTACGTCGTCGGCGAAAAAGGACCAGAGCTTTTCGTGCCGCGCTCCTCCGGCAGCATCGTGCCGAACGGCGCAATGGGCAGCAGCGGCGGGGGCGCGGGCGGCGTAACTGTAAATTACAACATCGCGGCGGGCGTCTCGCGCGCCGAGCTGGCGCCGATCCTGGAGCAAGAGCGCAAGCGGCTCAAGGCCGAGATTCCCGACATGGTGCGCCGAGGCGGGGCCTATCGTAGTGCGTTTGCTTGAGTTCCTAGACGATTATGGCCATCACCTATCCTCTCACCCCTCCTGCTGGAATTCGCATCGCCACGTTGAATCTGAAGGCCACGAGCGCGGTCGCCCGCAACATCTCGCCGTTCACGTTTTCCAGCCAGTCTTACAACTGGACCGGCACGATGTTCAGCGGCGACGTCGAGTGTCCTCCGATGAACCGCGCAGACGCCGAAGAACTCATCGGCTTTCTGATCATGGCCGCGCGGGGCACATTCTATTTCCGCGACTACGCGAACGGCACGCAGCGCGGCACGATGACCGGCAGCCCGAAGCTCGACGGCTCGCACGCGGCAAACACAACCACGATCACGATTGACGGCGGAAGCGGCTCGTGGGCCGTTGGCGACTACATCCAGTTTGGGACTGGCAGTAGCTCTAAGCTGCACAAAATCACGCAGGTCAATTCCGCGACCTCCTACGAGGTCTTCCCGCTCCTGCGCACGACCTATTCGGACGACACGGCCATCGTTTTCAGCAACGCAGTCGGAGTGTTCCGCCTTGCGAACACGACGTGCGATTGGTCAATCGACACGGCGAAAAAGTATGGTCTAAACTTCTCGATCTTTGAGGCGATCAACACATGAGCCGCACGATTCCCGCAACTCTCATCGCATCAACAACGGCGCCGCAGCTTAGTCCATTCTTCGCCACGTCGCTAGATTTTGACGCGGGCACGGTGCGCTATTGGACCGGCTACGGCACGATCACGATTGGCAGCGCAACGTATGCCGGCATCGGTGCCTTCTCCTCGATTTCGACAATCGAGGAAACGGAAGATTTATCTGCGCGCGGGCTGACTATCGACCTCACGGGAGTGCCGAACGATCTCGTGGCGGCTGCGCTGGATGAACCATACCAGGGGCGAACAGCGGCGGTGCGATTCGGCACGCTTAACGCGGATACTGGCGCGGTCATCGAGTCGATCACGATCTTTTCCGGTCGGATGGACACGATGATTATTTCCAATGACGGAAAGTCGGCGAGCATCGGCGTATCCGTTGAAAGCAAGCTGGTAGATTTCCAGCGCACTCGCGAAAGCCGATACACGCACGAGGAACAGCTTCGCAGATACCCGGCCGACATGGGTCTGGAATACGTCGCCGGCTTGCAGGACAAGGTCATTTACTGGGGCAACGCTAACGCAACGGCGTTCCGCGACCGCGGCAATAATGAACCCTTAACTCAAGACGAATAATGTTCGAAGCGTTTGTATTATTCCTGCTAAAGTTTGTCGTTGTTCCTCTGATTCCAGCAGGGACTAGCGCAGCGGTAGCGACTGCTATCGCGTATGCCATTGCGGTAACAACCATCATCGGCGTTTCGATGGGCGTCTCTCGCTTGCTGGCTCCAAAGATGCCGTCAATGAGCGATCTGAATGATCGCGGAATCATGACGCGGAATCCAACAGCACCGCGGCAAATAATTTACGGGCAAGCGAAGGTTTCTGGGCCGATTGTGTTCCTCGCAACGAGCGGAGCGAAGAACGAGTATCTGCATCTCGTCGTCGCTCTGGCAGGCCACGAGGTTGAGGAAATTGGCGAGGTGTATTTCAACGAGGACCTCGTGCTGACCGGCAGCGGCGACGGTTACGCGACCGGCAAATACGCGGCTTCCGGCAGTTACACCGGCTCCCTGATTCACAAGCACCTCGGCACGACGACGCAGACGGTGGACACGACGCTGCAATCCGATTTCCCAGTGGACTGGGACGCGAATCATCGCCTGCAAGGGATCGCCTACATTTACTGCAAGCTCACGTTCTCGAACGAAATCTTCGTCGGCGGGATTCCAAACATTTCCTGCGTGGTAAAGGGCAAGAAGGTTTACAACCCGAGCACGCTGGCGACCGCTTACAGCGCGAATCCTGCGCTCTGTTTGCGCGACTACCTGACCGACGCCGATCTCGGGATGGGCATGGACGCGAGCGAGATTGACGATGCCTCGGTCATCGCTGCCGCTGCGGTTTGCGATGGGCAGGTTGAAGTGAAGCCAGTGACGAGTCCAGCGACCTACGAGAACCGATACGAGTGCAATGGGCAGGCCGTGACCTCCTCGACTCCCGACTCGATCATCGGGCAAATCCTCTCTGCGATGGGCGGCACGATCGCCTACAGCGGCGGCCAGGTCGTGGTCTATGCGGCAGCGTATCGCTCGCCAACGGTAACGCTCGACGAGTCGCACATGGCCGGCGGCTTTACGGTCTCGACTCGACTGAGCGCGCGCGACCGCGTCAACGCAGTCAAGGGCACCTTCATTTCTGCCGAGAACCAGTGGGCGGCGGCTGACTTCCCTCAGATCACGAGCGCAACCTACTTGGCCGCGGACGACGGCGTTTACCACTGGCGAGACGTCATCCTTCCGTTCACGACGAGCAGCAGCGCAGCTCAGCGCATCGCACGCATCAACCTGCGGCAAGCGCGCGAGGAAATCATCTTCACCGCGAAGTTCAATCTCACCGCGATGCAACTCCGCGCCGGCGACACGGTGATGCTGACCAATGCAAACCTCGGCTGGTCGTCGAAGGTCTTCGAGGTCATCGCTTGGTCTTTGTCGAGCGATGGCACGCCGCCGACTCCGGTGATCGAGCTGCAACTGCGCGAGACGGCTTCGACTGTTTATGACTGGGACGTGACGGACGAGGTTGCGGTGGAGAGCGCACCAAACACGACGCTGCCGAATCCGTTCTCCATCGACCCGCCGACCAATCTCACGCTGACGGCAGACGGCACGACGCAGTTCGTCCAAGCCGACGGCTCGGTCATGCCGCGCATCAAAGTGGCGTGGAGCGCGCCGAACGATCAGTTCGTTCAAAGCGGCGGAAAGACGGTTATCGAATACAAGGAAGGCGCTTCGACGACGTATCTCACCTGGGCGACGGTCGATGGCGACCAGACGCTCGATTTCATTTCCAGCGACGTGCGAATCGGCACGAGCTACAACGTGCGGCTCTACGCGCAGAGCTTCTTTAATACGTCGTCGACCTACACGGCGGTTGCCTCCATCACGCCGGCCAAGGACACGACCGCGCCATCAATTCCCACCGGTCTCACCGCCGTAGTCGGCACGGGCCGCGCGGTTTCGCTCGACTGGAACGACAACACCGAGCCGGACTTCTCGGAGTATGGCATTTACAGGAAGACGACCGCGGTCACGCCGGCGAACGCAAACACGGACAAAATTGCCGAGGTCCGCGCGTCGCGTTTCGTGGACACCGATGTTACCATCGGCACGACTTATTATTACTGGCTGAACGCTTACGACAACGTCGAGAACGTATCAGGCTTTGCGAACTACGTGCAGGCGACGCCATCGGTCATCACCGCCGGTCCGATCGACCCGACTCCTCCGAGCGCTCCGAACGCTCCCACGGTCATCACTACGGCGGTTTATCTATCCAGCGACGGCGGATCTTTCTCGCGCGTATCACTCACGGCTCCACCGCTGCCGTCTGGCGCGGTCGCTCTGGATGTTCTTTATCGGCGCACGGGCGCGAGCGATTGGATCCTAGGAAACCAAGTCGCGTCTTCGGTTTCCTACGCAGTGTCGATCGACGATCTTTCGGTCGGCGTGGCCTACCAGTTTGCGGCGCGCGCAATCTCGTTCTCCGGCGCGCTTTCCGCCGTGTCTTCCGTCCTGAGTCAGTCTGCGCCGAGCAACACGACCGCGCCGACGACGCCGACCAGCGGCACTATCACTAGCGACGGCGTAAAACCAAAGTATTTCCCAGGGACCACGTCATTCGTTTTCGGAACGCGAGTTGGCTGGGCCGCCAACACCCAATCCGACTTCGCTTATTATGAGGTCAAAGCCACGACGACCGACTCGGATTCGGCCACCAATTACAGTTGGACGCCTCTCGACGGAGCAAACTTCTTCGTCACGACTCGCGCAACCGAGTGTTTCCTCTACAGCGCAACCTTGGACGCTGGTTACGTTCGCGTCCGTGCAGTCAATCGCAGCGGAGCGGCGTCGGCTTGGGCGTCGCTTGGCAACGCCAATGCAGTTGGAAATTCCTCGATCGGCACCGGCGATATTGCGCAATATAACGACAACGACGTAACGACGACCGGCATCAAGACTGGCGGCGGAAGTAGCACCCGACAAGTGAACGTCGTGTACGAGGTAAACGAGGTGGTGACGCTGACCGGTGGTGGCACTACCGAAAACGTGAACATCTCTCTTACGAATCGCGGCTTCTCGACCAAGCCTGACGACGGTCTTGTCGTGGTCGAGGACGTGCTTTACCAAGGCTTTTACGACTCGCAGGCCGCCGGCTCAACATCGACAAACGCAGTGATCAAAATCTACCGCAACGACGGAGGCACGCTAGGCTCTGGCAATCTTCGACTCTCGGCACGCTTCACGGACTACACCTAACATGGCCTTCCAAAAATCATTCACGCTCCGCTCCGGCGCTCAAGGAAACTACAGTCGGCTCATCACCTACCGCGTGGACCGGATGACGCGCGAGGCCGTGGGGCTCTTCTCGCTCTTCGTGGATTCGACGGCGGCGCACTCAGGCAAAGAGCCGCTTACGCCGTGGATCGCAAAGCTACGCGTGACTGGCGACGCGTTCGACACCTACTTCTCCAGCGCCGCGCTCGATGCCGACACGATGGCAAATTTCTACCGCGCCGCGAAGGCCCAGCCGATGATCTCGGATTTCGGCAGCGATCTATTCTCGGACGCGCAGGACGTTTGATTTCCCACCATGACCAAACCGCTCCGCTTCGTCGTCGCAAGCGACCCTCACGGCGACCAGGTGGACGCGGAGACCGAGCGCGCGCTCTTCGCGTTCATCGCGGACTTTAAGCCGCAACTGCGCATCCACGCCGGCGACGCGTGGGACTTTCGGAACCTCCGCCGGGGCGCAAGCGACGACGAGAAGGCGCACAGCCTGGAGGACGACTGGCAGGCCGGCGCGGACTTCATGCGCCGCTTTTTCGACGGCGGCGCGCAGAATCATTTCTTGCGCGGCAATCACGACGAGCGCCTCTGGCGATTCGCGGAGTCGGCCACGGGCTTGCTGCGCGACTACGCGCACGACGGGATTGCGCGCGTCGAGAAGCTAGTCGCGAAGAGCCGAGCTAAGATGCTGCCGTATGACTCGCGGCGCGGCGTGCTGAAGCTCGGCGACACGAACGTCATCCACGGCTATGCGGCCGGCATCGGTGCGGCGCGCAAGCACGGGCTCGTTTACGGTCGGTCCCTCTTCGGGCATACGCACAACTGCGACATCGCGGTCGCCGAGTCGTGCGATGGTGCGAGCGAGGCGCGCGGCATCGGCGCCTGCTGCCGGCTGGACATGAACTACAACCAGCACCAGATCGGCAAACTGCGCCACCAAAACGCATGGTGCTACGGCCTCCTCTTTCCCGATGGAACCACACAAATCAATCAGGCTAAAAAGATCGACGGCCGCTTCTGGGTCGCATCCGACTTCCGCGCCGTCTGACAACGGCTGGGCCGCGCTCATTTCCTGCGAGCTGAGTTCGCGCGGGAGACCGGTCGGCGACGGATGGAAAACAGTCAACGAGCTGTCTCCCGTATTGGGAATTAAATTACGCACGACGCGCGAGAGGCTGACCATGCTGGTCAGCGAGGGGAAGCTCGAGAGAATTCAGGGAACAACCGAGCGCGGCAGCGCGTGCTTTTTCTATCGGCCGAAGTCTGGGGCCTAGTTTGCCCAAACATTTGACGCGTGCTAAGTCGCGCAAAGGCAAGGGCTTAGGAAAGTGACAGAACAAAATCCGCGTTTGAGCTTTACGCAGGCGAGCGGATGGGTTTGAGTGTGCACGTCGAAGGGAATTAACCCCGAGACCAAACACCAAAAAATGAAACTCACGCTCACCACGAATCACGCTGTCAGCTCCTACGGTATTCCTGTCTTGATCGACGAAAACAAAAACGCCTTCGGCCCCGCCGATGCGCTGCCGACAGGCGAGTTGGCTCGCGATTTTGTAGCTCGGAAGA